CCAGCTAACGCTTAATTTTTATTTTTATACGGGGGCTTCGGCTCCCTTTTTTCTTATGGCTACCACAACTATTGACACCGATACCGAACTATCCGCAGTGAACTCTATACTGGGAGCTATCGGACAAGCACCTCTAACTGAACTCAACTTCGATAATCCAGAGGTATCATTTATATTTAATTTATTACGTGATGCAAACGTAGATACACAGACAGAAGGCTGGCATTTCAATACAGAGTATCATGTAAAGTTTACACCAGATGCAAACAAGAAGATTGCAATAAGTAGTGACATAGTATCCATGGATCTACATGATAATCAGGCTCGTAGACATCATGACCTCGTACGTCGTAATGGATTTTTGTATGACAAGACAGATCATACAGATGAGTTTGATGGGGACATTGATCTTGATGTCGTTAGACTTTATCAATTTGAAGATCTACCTATTCCTTTTAGACGCTTCATTATATACAGAGCATCTAGAATTGCAGCTACACAACTCGTTGCTAATCCAAGCTTGGTAAGATTACTAGGAGTACAGGAGCAACAAGCGAGAGCAGCACTACAAGAGTATGAGTGCAATCAAGCAGATCACAGCATGATGGGATTCCCAGAAGGCACTGCATATCAAACATATCAACCATTCAGAAACCTTAGACGATAATGGCAGGCGTAACACAAACCATTCCACAATATTCAGCAGGCATATCAGAACAGCCTGACAACCTAAAATTTCCGGGTCAGGTAGTAGAATCTATTAACGCAATACCAGATGTAACCAAAGGTCTATTTAAAAGACCGGGTGCAGCAAGAGTAGGAACTGATGCTTTAGCTAATGTTCAGAGTGGTGGTGCGTACTTTCATTACTATCGTGACGATGACGAAGGCTCTTACATAGGCCAGATAGCTGCTGACGGTCAGCTCAGAGTATGGAAAGCTGACGGTGACAACCCCGGTGCAGCACAAACTATTGTGTATGGTACAGGTGGACAAACAGCAATACAAAACTATCTAGCAACAAGTGACCCAGAAAACCTCCAGTTTCTCACAATTAATGATACAACTTTTGTTTCTAGTCGTGATACTTCTAATGCTAACACTCTCGTTGGGACAACGGGAACTACAGATGCTACACCAGATGCTCACTTCGCATTTCTAGAACTTACTAGAACTGAAAACGGTAGGCAGTATGGTATAAATTTATATAACAATTCTACTACAACCACACTAAATCGTGCAACACGTGTAAGGATACAAAGTCATACACTTGATGAAAGTGATGGTACAGGGCATTGTCCCGGTATCGGCACTGAAGTATTTAGTATTGATTCTGGTAGTAAAAAGAATCTTATATTTAGACTTACAACTCTAGGTCAACAAAGTGTTAGTCCTAACTATAGTGCTAACTCTAATGGGCCGGGTGGTAGTAATTATAGATGTACATATCAACCAGATATTACTTTACTACATGGCGGAGAAGGATGGGTTACAGGTGATACAACTACTGTAACTATGGAAGGTTTTAACTATACTATAAGAGTAGAAGACCATGAGAGCACTCAAGTAAAAGCTAACTTAAAACTTATCAGGCCAGAACCAACACCTTTTGATGCTGACACAGCTGTTACTGCCGATACTGTTCTTGGTGGTATCTTATCAGAACTACCATCAGGTATTACTGGTACAATTATAGGCACAGGAATGTATTTATCTAGCTCTAGTGCCTTTAATGTAGAGGTAGTAGAAGATGACTTGATGAGAGTCATGCAGAGTTCTGTAAATGATGTGACAAGATTACCTAATCAATGCAAGCATGGTTATATAGTCAAAGTATCTAACTCTCGTATGGCAGATGAAGATGACTACTATGTAAGATTTGATGGAGAAAACAATACGGACGGATCAGGTTCTTGGTCTGAGTGTGCCAAACCGGGTATACCAAAGACCTTGACAAATATGCCGTTGGTTATCCAAAGAACTGCACTTGCAAATGGTGGTACATCTAGTGAAGTAGCTACATTTACAATCAAACAGTTTACATATGCTGATAGACTGATAGGTGATGAGCTCACTAATCCCTTACCTTCATTTGTAGGTAAACGAATAAACAAAGTACTATTCTTCCGTAATAGATTATCATTTCTATCAGGGTCAAACGTTGTAACAGCTAGACCCGGCTCGATAGCTGAACCAGACTTCTTTGCTGAATCAGCACTAACTGTATCAGCATCCGACCCTATTGATATATCTTCTGCATCTACATTTCCGTCAGAGTTATTTGATGGTATAGCAATCAATGCTGGTTTGGTAGTATTTAGCACAAACCAACAATTCTTACTTGCATCAGATGATACAGTTTTAAACCCTGATACTGCTAAGTTACGTAGTATATCTACATTCAATTACAACAAGGATATCGCACCTATATCATTAGGTACAACTATAGGATATGTTGACAACTCTGGTAAGTTTAGCCGCTTCAACGAAATGGCAAACATCAGTCGAGAAGGTCAACCGACTGTTGTAGAAGTCAGTAAGATTGTACCAACAACGCTACCTAAAAATATAGACTTACTTACTAACTCAAGAGAAAATAGCATCATTCTGTTTGCTAAGTCAAGTTCTACTGACAGCTTAATATATGGTTATAAGTATCTAAATGTTGGTGATAAGAGACAGCAAGCAGCATGGTTTAAATGGAAGTTAAATAGACCAATATTATATCATTTTATTATAGATGATGAATACTACTATCTAGATGCAGATTATTATTTGCAGAAGATAAGATTAGTACAAACAACTGAAGACCCTAGCATAGTACAAGATAATGTCGACTTCTTATTACATGTGGATAATCACACTACTGTTAGCGGCGGCAGCTTTAACTCAGCTACGAATTTGACTACCTTTTCTGGTGTCAGCTGGTTGAATACAGTTACCTCACCTAACCACGATTTAGTTGTGATTGACACAAATACTAACTCAACACGAGTTGGTAGATACGCAAAACCTACAATCAGTGGCACAAGCTTTACCTTACCGGGTAACTGGTCTAGTGCTACACTTACTATAGGTTATATATACCCCTATGAAGTTCAGTTTCCTACATTTTATCCTATGAAAATGGCAGGCGAAAAAACTACAGCTGATGTAAACTCTTCGTTAGTGGTACACAGAATTAAATTACATTTTGGTAAGATAGGACTTTATGAAACAACACTCAAACGAGTCGGTAAAAGCGACTACACAGAAGTATATGAATCAACAGAGCTCGACGAGTACGACGCATCTGATGCACCATATCTCGAAGAGTTTATCAAGACTGTCCCAATCTACGAAAAGAACACAAACGTAGATGTAATACTACGATCATCTCACCCAGCCCCAGCTACGCTACATGCGTTATCTTGGGAAGGTGACTATTCACCCAGATTTTATCAACGTGTCTAATTATATACACCCAATCACTTTGGAGGCTGCTACAGAAGTGGCCTCTAACCTCCGCTCAGATGACCTCAGAGAGGTCGAAGAAGGGCATGGGATAGATCATAGGTTCTTACCTCTTATCATGTCTCAGAACCCATCCTACGTGTATTTTACAGTGCCTGACGGCAAGACTGCTGGCATGGCCGGAGTAGGAAAAGAAGGTGACATATGGATGCTTTGCACTCCAGAGATTCACCGATACCCGATTACATTTGCAAGAGAGGCCAAGCGGTATGTCGATAGCCGTACTGAGCCGCTCCTTTGGAATATAGTCGATATGAGAAACACAGCACATCTTAGATTGCTTAAGTTTCTTGGCTTCAAGTTTTTACGTAAGTTAGAACATGGGCCGAACAATGTAACATTTATTGAATTTTGCCGTGTGCGTAGACGCTAATGCAGGGGCTAGAGCTGCTGCTAAACAAAGAAAACTTGAAAAAGATGCTAATTTTAATCAAAAAAGATTACAGTTTTTCAACAAAGAAACTACATTCGCAAGAACTCTAGATAGAAATATTATCGGATACAGTCGATCTCAGGCTGATGCGAAAAGTAGAGCTCTAAAAATGCAAGGTAGAGGTAGAGCTGCAAAGCAAAACGCCGTTGCCAAATATTTTAGAACTAAAAAAGTAAACGAGGGTGGTAGATCAAGAAAGTTTGGTCGAGCCCAATATCAGTCATTACTGCAAAAAGAAGCACAAATAGAAAGATTGATAAACAATGCGTTTGGTCAGGATATGGCTGCAATGCAGACAATCAATCAACGTCGATTCTTAGCAGCCAATGCTAAAGCTAGAGAGAATCTAGGCGTACCAGCTGCTTATGGTGCACCTGTAATGATGCCTCCTACTGATAGACTTAGTGGTGCGTTGAGTATTGCTAGTTCAGTTGCAAGCATTTACTCAGGATTTGGATTTGGAGATTAATTAATGTCATCATCATTTCGTCAACGGGATCCATATGCTATGGGTTCCACTAACTATCTTGCAACTGGAGCTGACTTATCAGATGCAATGATAAAGGAACAAAATGCTCAAATTGCAGATACAGAAGAGTTCTACAAACAAATGGCAGAACTCGAAAAACAAAGAGCTGAAAGACCACTCAAGCTTCTAGGTGAGATTGCTGACTTTGCTAAATCAGCTGGGCCTGTGATTCAACAGATACGACAAGCTAACCAAGATAGAAATCAATTTAAAGGTGAGCTTGAAGCTTATGATGCTGAACAAGAGACTATAAGACTAGAAATAGAAGAAGGAAAAAGACCTATAAATCAAAAAGTTGTCGATCAAACTAATTTAGAAAACTTAGAGAAAGACTCAAGAAACGATCAGTTAAAAGCAAAAGAAACAGCTAAAACTGATTCAACAGATCCTACTCTGTCAAAAGAAGATAGATATGTAGCGGCTGATGCTGCTGCTATATTCGGAGAAGGTAGCTTTAGTTATCAAGAAGGTTTAAATTCTAGAAATAATGCAAAGGCTTTTGCTGGTCAAGTTAGTAGATATTTTGACGTAGGATCTAGAGATGATAGATTTACTTCTTTAGACAATAAAATTCTAAATGATATGAGCACCAGAGATGAGGCTAAAGCACATCTAAATAACTTACAGGCTATCATACTTCAAAACTATATACGTCAAAGACGGCAACTTGGTCTTAGAGAGTTATCAGATGGTGAAGTATTAAAGTATATTGCACCAGATTTATTTAAAGCCAAGCAAAACTTGTTAAATATATGGCAAGAAAATAGAGATAAGACTCAACTACAGTTACAGAAGATGAGGGATAGTGACGAAATTAGTAGCATGTTTACTAATAAGGACACCCTAGTTAATGATGTCTTAGGTAAACAGGGTTGGATTACTAACAAAAAGTCTCAACTAGAAGCTGGAGGTGCAGACCCTAGTGGAGCTAGTGAATTGGCATTTAAAGCTTTTGGTGATATAGTTGAACCAATGCTAGATGATGTTGCTAGTGGTGTAGACGCTGCTGATATACGTGTTTTTTTAAGTAAAGACTTTGAGTTTCCCGGCGGAACAATGAAGTTAAATGATAACCGAGCACCCAAAGGAGCACGAAGATTACATGCAAGGCTAACAGCTGCTGCAAATAAGTATGATGAAGAAGCTCTAGACAGAGAAGAGGAAACAAACAAACTAGAAATAGCTAAGTGGGAAGAAACAAACCACGTTGAGTTTGAAGCTAAGATTGCTAAGATGACAGATCCAAGAGAGATAGCAGACGAGGTTGATGCGTATGTTCTTGATTTTAGAAAACGATTTAACATTACTGACGATGAAGCTCTACCTGAGTTTATGAAGAACTTTATAACTTCTAGAGAGTTTGCTGATGAAGCCATTGTCGTTGAAATCAAAAGTAGAAGACGTAATAATCTACCTATAACTGAAAGCATGATAAATAAAATAGCAGATCCTGACATACGTGACGCACAGATGAAGTACGTAAACACACCAGAACTTGGTGCATTTACAGAAGATGAAGCGGAAAACATGGATGAAAGAGTTATTGCTATTGTAAAAGAAGCTAAACAACTTAGAGATCTAGATAAAGCCAAGACTGATAAATACATTGTTACACGAAACAATGCAAAAGAATATATCACTGACAGATTCAAAGAGCTTGTTGTAGGTGGTCAGGCTAGAAAAACTGCTATGTCTAATGCTATAAAAGAAGCAAAAGCACTTGTAAAAGATGGTACATTTGATAAAGAAGAAATACTACCTATAGATACACAGGCTACAAAGGATCTACAAGCTACACTAGATGCTATTGGTAAAGATCCAAGTCTAATATATAGTTCTGAAGAGTGGGCAGGCGAAGCACCACACTTAGCTTTAGCACGTGAGTATCTTAGAACTGATGGTGAAACTCGTTATCCAGCATACTACATGCGTTTTAATTTTATAAAAAAAGGTGATGGCGCATATCTAACACCAGAAGAAATATTTGAAGCAAGAGTTGAAAAGGTTGATGCAAAAGAAAAAACTACAACTGAGTTACCAGAACGTAAAGAACTAGATAACGTTGACGATCAAAATAAACTGCTAAACAAAAACAACGCTACTAAAACTCTAGACGTTGCAACTAAGAACAATAATATAGAGTGGATGATAAAAACTAAACCTAGCGTGAGTGAACTAAATGCTGAGAGCTTTATACGACAGCTAGAAACAAACATACAAAATCAACAATTTATAGGTGGTGTTAGTATGCCACATAAACAAAAAACAACTCTGTCAAAAGAAGACAATGATAAGTTATTTGAAGCTGTACCAGAGTTGAAAGAAGTACCCTTCTTAAATCCAAACACACTGTCACCGGCGGCGATCAATGAGATGCTAAAGTTGAACATTTAATACTAAGGTATAATTATGAGTGAAGATCCAAGTGTAAAACTTGAGATAGACCAGAGAGCTTTTGACTATGTAAACGATCAAGTCAATCAACTAGCTGACACAATCGAAGAAGACGAAGAAGCTAGGGCTCAGGTTGCAAAACAAGAGCGAACCGAAGAAGAGCAAGCTGTCGCTGAACAAGATGACCCACGTAATGCAGAAAAGTGGGGCTTCAAAGCATTAGTCAAAGAAGGTCAGTCTATCGTATCAGGTGGTTTACAGGATACTGCATCCTCTGTAGCCACCTTTGCCGAGAGAACAAAAGAAGCATTGGACGGCACAATGCAAAAAGAGATTCAAGAACAAGGTTACTACAAACCTGACTGGGATCCATTTGTAAACTATGATAATCCTATCGAAACAAAGACATGGTGGGGCAGACAGCTACGTGGACTTGTACACTTTGGTTCGTTAGCTGCTGGTACTGTACTGTCTGCCAAAGCATTAGCTGCTAGCGGATTAGGTTTTGGTCTAAGTGCTGGTGCTGCAAAGCTATTAGGTGCAAACAGTTTTATCAGAGCTGCCGGTATCGGAGCTGTGTCTGATCTTGTCTCTAAGGAGTCAGATGGTCAGAACGCTTTAGGTGCTGTACGTGATAGATATGGCTGGTTTGATACACCACTATCTACCAGAGACACAGACCATCCTGTTGTAATGAAGATAAAAAATATTGTAGAAGGTATGGGTATAGGACTATTTTTTGATGGTATGACCTATGCTATAGGTAAAGGGTCTAGTAAAGTTGTAAAACAGATAAAAGATAGAAACGCCAGTGTATCTAAGCAGAGCACAGAGGCTGCTGTTGCACAGATACGTGAAGGCGAAATACAGTTTCGTGCAGATAAAAATGCACCTGTATCTCAACCCTATCAAGGTGCACATCCATCAGAGGTAGATCCAGACGTAGCACGTCAGCAACTATCTCGCACACGTAAAGAATGGGGATCTGAAGAAGGAGCTACTGGTTCTGTAACTACACCTGTAGAACGTGAGCGTATAGCTCTCAAGGGCGGTACAGATGTCAAACAGGTAGAGCGTGTACTCAAAGGTTTGATGAGTAGCGAAAGGTTTGCAAAAGAACTTAAGGCAGCAAAAGGTGACAGAGTTAAGTTAGCTCAGACATTTAAAGAAGCTGTAGACGGGCATCAAGCTATAACACAGGGCAGAAATGCAGCAGAGCTATCATCTAACGAATATCTCAAGGAGCTACTAGAAGCAAACAAAGATATTGTAGATGGTGTCGAAGTGTTTACATCTAAGAATGTAGTTGTAACTGACCTTGTTGTAGGTTCGTTACTCAAGCAACTACGAGATACTGGCATAGCTGGTAGAGAAATAGCAGACTTAGTGTCACTAGATGATATAGATGGCCCAGCTAAACAGATTGTAGATACTATGCTAACTGCATTGTACCATACAAAGAAAGCTAGATTTGTAAAGTCTGACTCATTTAGAGCATTAGGTGCTGGTAAAAACAGAACTAAGAATATAGAAGATGCAGTCAAGGCTGATGTAGCAGACGCAAAAGAATCTATTATGTCAGTGCTAAAAATAGCTAAGGATGATAAAAATGATGATCTACTCAATGCCTTGTTTGAAGCTTTTTCTATGATGAAAGATGTTAATACACTTGACGACTTTGATAATTTTGCTAGAAAGATAATAAAAGGTGGACAACTAGATCCAAAAGGTGCAGATCGTACAGGTGTAATGATACGTGAGCTAGAAGGTGTACTTACTCATAGTGTTCTATCTGGCCCTAAAACACCATTGCGAGCGATTACTGGTACATCCGTTGCAACATTTTTGCGTCCTATGGCTACCACACTAGGAGCTGCTATGCGTTACCCATTCAAAGGTGACAGTGCTACAGTGCGTGCAGGGTTGGCATCTATGAACGCTATGATAGAAGCTATACCTGAGTCCTTTACATTGTTTAGAGAAAAACTAAACTCATACTGGAAAGGGGATATAGCAACTATTAAGACACGTTACTCTGAGTTTACTCGTGGTGACGAAAACTGGGAGCTTATACGTAGATGGGCAGAAGACAGTGGTAGAGCTGATTTTGGAGATCGTGCAGCATTTGCAGTAGCAAACATGGCTAGGTCTATGAACAACAGTAACTTGCTTACATACTCTACTAAGATCATGGCCGCAACTGACGATGCATTTGCATACATCATAGGTCGTGCTAAAATGCGTGAAAAAGCTTTGCGTAATGTTCTTGACTTACAAGCTGCTGATGGCATCAAGCTACCAGAAATAAATCGAGAAGTACTAAAAGCTTATGAAGATGACTTCTATGCACAGGTATTTGACTCACAAGGTAATATTATAGACGAAGCTACAAAATTTGCACGTAAAGAAGTTACACTTACACAGGAGCTTACAGGTTTTGCAAAAGGTCTTAACGATGTATTTAGTGCTAACCCTTGGGCAAAACCATTCTTTCTATTTGCTAGAACTGGTGTCAATGGTCTTGCACTTACCGCAAAGCATACACCCGGTTTTAACTTTTTAGTCAAAGAGTTCAACGACATAGCATTTGCTACACCTAGTAATCTAAAAAATGTAGAACGCTATGGTATTACAAACGCAGTCGAACTAGCTAACGCAAAGGCACTACAAACAGGCCGATTGGCAATGGGATCTGCTCTTGTATTTATGGCATCAATGGCATGGATGCGTGGAGATCTTACAGGTAACGGGCCAGTTGACAGACAAAAGAGACAGCTATGGTTAGACTCTAAGTATGAACCAAGAACTATAAAGCTTGGAGCTGTACGTGTAGGTTATGATACCTTTGAACCTTTCAACTTAATTATGTCTACAATCGCTGACGTAGGTGACGCAAGTTTACTTATGGGTGAAGAGTGGACAGAAAGAGAGCTACAAAAGATATCATTGGTAGTTGCACAAGCAATTACAAGTAAGTCTTATCTTGCTGGTATACAGTCATTTGTTGACTTGTTTGCTGGTAGACCGGGACAGTTTGATAGAATCATAGCTGGGTTAGTCAACAACTCTGTGCCTTTAGCTGGTCTACGTAATGAAATGGGTAAATTATTTGTACCATACATGCGTGAGATTGGATCTGGTATAGATCAGTCATTGAGAAACAGAAACCTAATTACTGAAACTCTAACAAGTGAGCAGCTTCCTATCAAGTATGATATGCTAAATGGTAAGCCTATCAATAACTGGGACTTCTTAACTAGAGCATTTAATATGTTTAGTCCTGTTACTCTGACACTAGAGCAAAGCGAAGGTAGATCGTTCTTATTTAACAGTGGTTATGACTTACGACTTTCTACATACTATGCTCCTGACAGCACTAACTTAACTGACACACCACGTATTAGATCACTATTTCAAAAAGCTATAGGAGATCAAAATATTGAGTTAGAGCTAAACAAATTAGCAAAAGATCCTAAAGCTATAGCATCACTCGCAATGATGCGTAAAGATATACGTGACGGTAAGAGAGCTCAATATGATGCTCGTAACTACTGGCACAATGGTAAAATAGATCAAATATTTCAAGAAGCAAGACGTAAAGCTTGGGCGTCAATAATGGAAATGCCAGAGGTGGCTGAAGTTATTGCTGAACAAAAAGAAGCAAAACGTCAAAAGTATCTTAAAAAGGTACAGTCAAATGACATCCTCAACATATACAAATAAATGGCAACAACATTCGTAGATTATACTGGGGATGGAAATGCGACTAAATCATTTTCTTTCCCTTCTATACAAGAGTCAGATGTAAAAGTGTCTGTAGATGGTGTTGTAAAAACAACCAGTACACACTACAATATAACAAGCTACACGACTACAGGTGGTGGTAACGTAGTTTTTACATCAGGCAATATACCATCCAGCTCACAGTCTATACGTATCTTTCGTGATACAGATGTAGATAGTGCAAAGGCTACCTATACGGCAGGGTCATCAGTTAAAGCGGCTGACCTTAACGCCAATCATGAGCAGTTATTGTTTGCTGCACAAGAAGAACAAAATCAAACAATACAAACAAGCGATATAAAAGATGGTGCTATAACAAGTGCTAAAATACTTGATGGCACTTTAGTAGCAGGCGATCTAGCTAGCGACTCAGTTACTACATCTAAGATAGCTGACAATGCTGTAACAATGGCAAAGCTAGGTAGTGGTGCATTACCAACAGATATAACAGTTGCTAGTGCTAACATTACAGATCTTACAGTTGCTACAGCTGACATCGCAGCAGACGCAGTTACAGGAGCAAAGATAGCCGATGACTCTATTAATTCAGAGCACTATGTTGATGGTTCTATTGATACTGCTCATATAGCAGACAGTCAGATTACAGGAGCCAAGATAGCTAGTACAACTATTACAGATGGTAAGTTAGCATCTAACTCTGTTACAACATCTAAAATTACAGATGCAAACGTAACAACAGTTAAGATAGCTGACAGCAACGTAACACTTGCAAAACTGGCTAGTGATCTAAAACAAACCACAGTTACAGACGATGATACTAAGCTACCAACTTCTGGTGCTATTGTAGATTATGTAGCTGCACAGTTAGAACCATTTGGTGGTTTTGAAGCTATAGCTAACGAAGTATCATTTCCTAACACACAACCAGTATCTGGTGTCGCTATCAGTATAGCAGACGCAGCTGGTATAGTTGTAAACAGCAGTGGCGTGAGTACAACAGGCCGCACACTTAATGGTACAACTGTTACAATAAACAACATACCTTCTAACTTTCATAGTTCTACTATAGCTACAGGTATACGTTTTATCGTGACATCTACTGGCTCTAGTCAGACATATAACTATCACAAAGCTACACTTGCAGAAAGTGACTTAGTTAGTCTTAGTGGAGACATCAATGATTTCAACGAAAGATATAGAGTTGGCTCGTCGAACCCTACAAGTAATAACGACGCTGGTGATTTATTCTATAATACTGCTACAAATAAATTACTCGTATATAATACATCAACTTCTGCGTTTGAAGAAACACAGTCAGTAGGTAACTTTTTTATAAATACATTATCCAGTTCATCAGCAACTGGTGGAGGCAGTGCAACATTCAATGGATCAGCTTATAGATTTACACTTAGTAATGCAGGCACAGTTGCCGAGCAACATATTGTTAGCATCAATGGAGTCATTCAGAAACCTAATAGCGGAACCAGCCAACCCAGCGAAGGCTTTGCTATTGACAGCAGCGACATTATATTTTCTGCCGCTCCTTCTAGTGGTGCTGATTTCTTCATCATCACGATCGGGTCAACAGTAAACCTAAATACTCCTAGTGCAGGCACAGTTACAACAGGAACTATCGCTAGTGGTGCAGTTACAACAGCAAAGATTGCAGATGACGCAGTGACTGCTGCAAAGCTCGCTGACACGTCTGTAACAGCTGGTAGCTATGGTACAGCCTCAGCTATCCCAGCGATTACCGTAGACGCTCAGGGACGTATTACAGCAGCTTCTACAAACGCCGTGTCTATACCTCCAGCAGTTGGTGGTAGTAACGGTGTTGATTTTAACGACAACGTAAAAGCTAGGTTTGGTACAGGTAATGATTTAGAAATTTATCATGACGGAACGCAAAGCCTAATTATAGATAACGGTACTGGTGGCCTCGTGTTAAGAGGTGAAAACACTATTTCAATGGGAGATACTACTGGTAATAGGGTTTATTTACAAGCTATAAAAGATGGTGCTGTATCTTTGCGACATAATAATGCAGTTAAACTTGAGACTACAAGCACTGGTGTTACCGTAACAGGTACAGTAGCTGCAACAGCTTACACAGGTGACGGTAGTAGTCTTACAGGTGTAGCATCAACAGTAGCTGACGGATGTATCTATGAAAACTCACAGACTATATCTAACAACTACACAATAACCACAAACAAAAACGCTATGAGTGCAGGGCCGATCACGGTAGCAAGTGGTGCAACATTAACAATACCTTCGGGTAGTACATATACAATAGTTTAATATGGCAATACAAATAAATGGCGATGGTACTATCACAGGTATAAATGTTGGTGGTTTACCAAACGGTATAGTAGATACCGATATGCTTGCAGCGAACTCTGTAGCAAGTGGAAAAATAGCAAGTGGTGCGATTACTGCTGCAAAATTAGCAAGTGGTGTTGGAGGTAAAGTTTTACAAGTTATCAGTAATGTTGAAACAGACGTAGTTACTTTAAGTAACCAACAATCTTGGACAGCTGTTCCGGGCTCAGATCAAAATGATAGCGGAAGTGTATTTGCTATAGCAATAACACCTACAACCAGCACCAGTAAATTTTTAGTTAATTTTGAACTTTATTATGCTGGTACATCTAGTGATGTTGCAAGTTTTAGATGGCAGCGAGGTTCTACAGCATTAACAAAAGGTACAAATACTGGTAATAGAGTATCTACTGGTGCATCTGCATATTACCATGGTAATAATACTACTAATATATCACCTGTTGTAGCTACACAGACGTTACTGGACAGCCCAAACACAACAAGTCAAATAATTTATGCTCCTTATTACTATAAATATCATAGTGATACTGCATACTTAAACAGAAGTATAAGAGATTATCAAGGAAGCACATACGATACAAGATGCTGTTCACAACTAACAGTAATGGAGATAGCAGCATGACAATAAAATTAAATGGTTCAACAGCCGGTTCAGTCGCTTTAGACGCACCGGCTTCTACAACAGGTAACGCAGACATAAACTTTAAGTTGCCTGTAGCTGACGGCTCTGCCGGTCAAGTACTAATGACAGATGGAGCTGGCAACTTAAGTTGGGTTTCACAGCCAGTATCT